CAGTAAGGGGTGAGCAGATGTTATCAAACACTGCCGTCCCCAAATATTACGGCGCCTTTCGTGACGCAGTAATTCGAGGCGAAATCCCAGTATGCAGAGAGATCGACTTGGAAATGCACAGGATTGACGATTTGATCGCTGATCCAATGTATTACTATGACGACAGAGCTGTTGATGGTTGGGTTGAGTTCTGTGAAAAAGAATTGACATTAACCGACGGTTCCGATTTGCATATGCTGGACAGCTTCAAGCTCTGGGGCGAGCAAGTGTTTGGTTGGTACTACTTTGAGACACGTTCCGTCTATGTGCCTAATCGAGATGGACACGGCGGGCGCTATGTCAATAAGAAGATCAAGAAACGGCTGGTGAATAAGCAATACTTAATTGTTGGCCGAGGCGCAGCAAAGTCATTGTACGACTCCTGCATTCAGGCCTATTCTCTGGTCGTTGATGGCTCTACCACACATCAAATTACTACTGCCCCAACCATGAAACAGGCAGAGGAGATCATCAATCCGATCAAAACTGCCATTACAAGAGCTCGCGGTCCTGTCTTCCAGTTCTTGACGGAAGGCTCTATCCAGAACACGACCGGTAATCTCATGAATCGAGTTAAGCTGGCCTCTACGAAGAAGGGCATCGAGAACTTCATCTCCGGCTCCTTGATCGAAGTCCGCCCAATGTCGGTGGACAAACTTCAGGGATTGCGCTGCAAGGTTGCAACGGTTGACGAGTGGCTTTCTTCTGCGGATGCTCGCGAGGATGTCATTGGCGCCATTGAACAGGGTGCATCCAAGTTGGACGACTACCTGATTGTAGCTACAAGTTCCGAGGGCACAGTCCGAAACGGAGCGGGAGACACTATCAAAATGGAGTTGATGAACATCCTTCAGGGTGTTGGCAGGCCGATGCCTCAGGTATCTATCTGGTGGTATAAGCTGGACTCCGTGGATGAGGTTGCCTACCCGGACATGTGGGCGAAGGCTAATCCCAATATTGGAAAGACCGTATTCTACGATACCTATCAGAAAGATGTAGACAGAGCTGAGACTGCTCCATCTACAAGAAACGATATGCTGGCGAAAAGGTTCGGCCTCCCGATGGAAGGCTACACCTACTATTTCACCTATGAGGAAACGCTTCCCCATCGCCGGCAGAAGTTTTGGCAGATGCCGTGTTCCCTTGGCTGTGACCTTTCACAGGGAGATGACTTCTGTTCTTTCACATTTTTATTCCCGCTGCGAGGTGGATCGTTTGGCGTAAAAACACGAAACTACATCACCTCGCTGACCCTTAACAAGCTCCCTGCTGCTATGCGCCTCAAGTATGAGGATTTCATGGCGGAAGGGAGTCTTATTGTTATGGAGGGAACTGTCCTTGATTTGATGCAGGTCTACGAGGATCTGGATGACCACATCATTAACCTCGGCTACGATGTTCGTTGCCTCGGCTATGACCCTTACAACGCAAAGGAATTTGTGGAGCGATGGGCATCCGAGAACGGGCCGTATGGAATAGAGAAGGTCATCCAGGGAGCGAAGACGGAGTCGGTTCCTCTTGGAGAACTGAAGAAACTTTCGGAAGAGCGTATGCTTATCTTCGATGAAGATCTGATGACTTTCGCCATGGGAAACTGCATAACAATTCAGGACAATAACGGAAACAGGAAGCTGATGAAGAAGCGGTCTGAGCAGAAGATTGACGCTGTTGCGGCCATGATGGATGCCTATATCGCTTATCGGCATAATCCTGAAGCATTTGAATAGGAAGGAGGAACCGTTTTGGATCATCGTAATAAGCCCCCGCCTCAGTCGTATTTGGCTCATCACGGCATCAAAGGCCAAAGATGGGGCGTTCGCCGTTACCAGAATGCTGATGGTTCACTGACGGCCGAGGGAAAAGCCCGCATGGAAAAGCGGGACAATGACTGGGCTAAAAAGCATAGTGCAAAAATCACGGAGAAAGCGCAGAAGAAGTCCTCCAAGGAGCTTGACCGGTATGCCACGGCCCTTTTACAAACCCCCGGGGCATTCAAGAAAAATGGTAAGCTGAGTGCAGCAGCCATTGCGGCCTACAATCAGAAGATGGCCGAGCTCATGACCCAAAAAGTTTCCGACCTCCAAACTCCATCCGGTAAAGTCGTCAAGTTTGTTGCCAAGCGTGGTGAGATTGGCGTCATGATGGCACTTGCCGATGCGGGTTACGACATGGACCAACTCAAGAAGGGTGTTTGGGCCTCCGGACGGGTGGCCTATAAAAAGACCGTTCTGGATAAGGTCTGAGGAGGTGATATGAATGGATGATACATTGTGTCACCACGGGATTAAAGGTCAGAAGTGGGGTGTCCGCCGTTACCAGAACGCGGATGGAACCTGGACCAAGGCCGGAAAGGAACGTTATGGCGATTCCGATGATGGAGGCGAGGAACGAAAAGCCTTCAGCAGTACCAAGAAGAAAGTGGCCATCGGTGTTGCGACTGGCGCAGCTGTTATCGCTGGCACAGTTCTGACGGCCTACCTTGTCAAGAAGCATGGAGCGAAGAGCGTCGCCGATATTGTGGATAAAGCTCCTGCCGGAAAGGAAATTCTTCAGGATTTGCTCAAATCTACTCCCGTAGCGACAACTCCTGTAAGTCAAATCCCGACACCGAAAGTAGAGCCCAAACAAGTTCTGGAAAAGGTTGTTAAGAGCGCTTCCACCACAGCTGCTCCGGTCAGCCAAATTTCAGCACCACGAGTTAGCGCAAGCAAACCGTCTTCGGAGATTCCGCCTGCCTACAGCTTTGAATCGCTGATACGGCAGAACGATGACCTCCTTAAAAAGATGCTTGCTGAGTTGGCTTGAGGGAGGTGATGGTTACTGAATGGAAATGTCATTGGGAGCTCGACTGAAACATGCTTGGAATGTGTTTACGGCGAAGGAGGCTGTTGGTGGCCGTTGGGATATTGGCCCCAGCAACTATTATCGTCCGGACCGTCCCATATTCAGTCGGGGAAATGAGCGCTCCATCATCACATCCGTTTATAACCGAATCGCATTGGACGTAGCGGCAATCACCATCCATCATGTTCGTTTGGATGATGAAGGCCGCTTTACTTCTGTTATGGACAGCAGCTTGAACGACTGCCTTTCTCTGGAGGCCAACATTGACCAGACAGGACGGGCTTTTATTCAGGACGTTGTCCAATCCATGCTGGATGAAGGCTGTGTTGCCATCGTTCCTGTCGACACAGACCTCGATCCGAAAAGCGGGTCATACAAGATCGAAACAATGCGAACCGGGAAAATCCTGGAGTGGTATCCGCAGCACGTTAAAGTTCGTGTCTACAACGAGCGCACGGGCAGGAAGGAAGATGTTTTGGTGCCGAAACGCACCGTGGCCATTGTGGAGAATCCCTTCTATGCCGTCATGAACGAACCCAACTCCACAATGCAGAGGTTGATTCGGAAGCTCAACATTCTGGACGCTATCGATGAACAGAGCGGTTCTGGAAAACTCAACCTGATTATTCAGCTCCCTTACGTCATCAAGACGGAAGCGAGGCGTCAACAGGCGGAAAAGCGCCGTAAAGATATCGAGGAACAGCTATCCGGTTCCAAGTATGGTGTGGCATACACTGATGGAACGGAGCATGTGGTTCAGCTGAACCGACCCGTCGACAACAACCTCATGAGCCAGATCGAATTCCTGACGAGTATGCTTTACAGCCAGTTGGGATTGACCCAGAGCATCATGGATGGTACCGCCGACGACAAGACGATGCTGAACTATCTGACCCGAACCGTCGAGCCGATTCTTTCCGCCATCGTTGACGAGATGAAGAGGAAGTTCCTCACCAAGACCGCTCGGTCACAGAAGCAGTCGATCCTGTTCTTCAGAGATCCGTTTAAGCTGGTTCCCGTGGGCGAATTTGCTGAAATTGCCGACAAGATGACCCGTAATGAGGTCATGACCTCGAATGAGATCCGGCAGAAGATTGGCATGACGCCGTCGAAGGACCCGAATGCGGACAAGCTCCGGAACAGCAACCTGAGTGCTCCCAAAGAGGAATCGACCGAACAAAACAAACCAAAGGAGGACGAAGTTCAAAATGGATCTGAAGTATGACTTTAGTGGCTGGGCAACCCGAAACGATCTTGTCTGCGCCGACGGACGGACTATCCGGAAAGGCGCTTTCAAGCATTGCGATGGGATGTCGGTTCCCATTGTCTGGAACCATCAGCACGACGATGTTGACAACATCCTGGGCCACGCCATTCTCGAAGAGCGCAAGGATGGCATGTACGCCTATTGCTTCCTGAATGAGACGGAAAGCGGTAAGGCGGCCAAGCAGATCGTGCAGCACGGCGATGTTCATATGCTGTCTATTTACGCCAATGGCCTGAAGCAGGTCCCCAACGGCAACGGCAAAGATGTCGTTCACGGGGACATTCGCGAAGTCAGTCTCGTTGTCGGCGGTGCGAATCCCGGCGCGTTTATCGACTTCGTTGATCTGGCCCACGGCGATGGCGCTGAACAGGAGGTCATCATTGGAACCGGCGAGGCTCCCAGCCTTTACCATTCCAGTGAGAAGCCTCCTCTTATTACGCCCAAATCCGGCGAGAAGCCGAAAGAGGACCCGAAACCCACTGAGGAGCCCAAGGAAGACCCGAAGCCCGAGGATAAGCCCAAAGAGGGCGAGACCGTTCAGGACGTTGTGGACAGCATGACCGAGAAGCAGCGGACTGTTATGTACGCTCTTATCGCCGCCACCGCGGAAGAGCTGGGCAAGGGTTCCAACAGCGGCTCTGACAAATCTGACAAAACCAAAGGAGGAGACAACACCATGAAGCATAACGTTTTCAACCGGGAAGAGACCAAGGACACCGTTCTGTGCCATGCCGCCCAGGGTGAGATCCTGGCCCTGGCCAAGCAGAACAGCGTCGGCACTTTCCAGAATGCTCTCGGAATCTATCTGGAGCAGAATGAGGAGCTGGCCCACGGCATCGACAACATCGAGGCGCTGTTCCCCGAGTTCAAGGATGTGCGTCCTGGCGCTCCCGAACTGGTCACCCGCGACCAGGGCTGGGTCACCGTCGTCATGAACAAGGTTCACAAGCAGCCCTTCAGCCGTATCCGCACCCGCCAGATGGACGCCCGTAATGACAGCATCCGTTCTCATGGCTATAAGAAGGGCGACAAGAAGACTGCCTCCGGCAACATGAGCCTGGTGGCCCGGACTACCGATCCTCAGACGATCTATCGTACTGAGCCTCTTAACCGGGACGACATTCTCGACATTACCGACTTCGACGTGGTCGAGTACCAGTACGGCGAGATGAAGCTGAACCTCAAGGAGGAGGTTGCTGTCTCCATCATGGTCGGCGACGGCCGCGACCCTGGCGATCAGCACAAGATCTCTGAGGATCACATTCGCTCCATCTGGAACGACAAGGAAATCTACACCATCCATAAGGATGTGGACCTTGAGGCAGCCAAGAAGGAGCTTCAGGGCACCAATACCGGCGCGAACTTCGGAGACAAATACGTCTACTCTGAGGCTGTCATTGAGGCGGCGCTGTACGCTCGTGAGGGATACAAGGGCACCGGCATCCCCGATTTCTACTGCACCCCTCACAACCTGAACACCATGCTGCTGGCCCGTGACCGCAACGGTCGTAAGCTCTACAACGGCAAGGCCGATATCATCACGGCTCTGAACGTGAAGGACATCTACACTGCGGAGCAGTTTGATGGTCTGATTCGTACTGATGACGCCGGTAAGGGTCACGAGCTGATCGGCATCTTTGTCAACCTGGAGGACTACACGGTAGGCTGCGCCAAGGGCGGAGAGATCACCCGGTTTGAGCAGTTCGATATCGACTTCAACCAGAACAAGCAGATGATCGAGACCCGGCTCTCCGGCGCTCTGACCAGGATTGCCAGCGCCATTGTCCTGGAGATGCCTGTTTCCGAAGAGGCCGCTTGAGCTCCTGGAGGTGAAAATTCAAAATGGCGAAGTGGTATGGAAAGATCGGCTTCCTCGCTGAACACGGCGATGACCAGGATACCTGTATACCGGAATATATAGAGCGTCCGTACTATGGCGATTTGCTGCGCAATACCCGCAGGCTCCAGGAGGCCGGCAAGGTCAACGATGATATAAGCGTCTCCAATGAGCTCAGCATCGTCGCGGACCCGTTCGCCACACAGAATTTTCACCGTATGCGATACGCGGAGTTCATGGGCGCCAAATGGAAAATCACCAGCGTGGATGTACAGTACCCGCGGCTTATTCTGACGATGGGGGACCTTTATCATGCCTGATCGAAGAGAGGAGCTGCGGGATACGCTGCGCGGCATACTCGGCACAAAAAACACATATTTCCAGCCCCCGGAAAATGTAAAAATGCAATACCCCGCCATCGTGTATGAGCTGAGCGACATCAAGAGCTTATACGCGAATGGCGGGGTTTATTTATTTGGACGGAAGTATACCCTGACGCTTGTCGACAAGAACCCTGACAGTCCATTTGTGGACAAGTTGATTTTGCTGCCAACATGCCGCTTTGTCCGGCACTATAGAGCGGACAATCTGAACCACTGGGTATTTACCCTACATTATTAAATAAGGAGGATGTCTATGAAAGCAATGCTGTCCCAGCCCATGGCCGGGAAGACTGATGAGGAAATCATTACAACCAGAGAAAAAGCTATCGCCGCCCTCACTGAGAAAGGGTATGAGGTCGTCAATACTCTTTTCACGGATGAGTGGTACAGCAGAGAGAGCATGGAAGCCCGCGGGGTGGTTCAGATTCCGCTGTGTTTCCTGGCCAAGTCCCTTGAAAACATGGCAAACTGCCATGCCGCTTACTTCTGTAAGGGGTGGGAGCAGGCGAGAGGCTGTCGTATCGAGCACGCTGCGGCCGAAGCATACGGGCTGGACATTATTTACGAATAAAGGAGGATCACAGCAATGAGATGCAAATGGGATGAGATCGGCGAGCGATATTACGAGGCTGGAGCGGACAGGGGTGTTGTCTACCCGATTCAGTCTGACGGCCTGTATACCAAGGGCGCGCCCTGGAATGGACTGATCGGCGTAAACGAGAGTCCCAGCGGGGCGGAAGCGAAGGCGCTGTGGGCCAATAACCACAAGTACCTGACGCTCATCAGCGCCGAGGAGTATGGCGGCACCATCAAGGCCTACACCTATCCTGACGAGTTCGCCGAGTGCGATGGCACTGCACAGCCGGTGAAGGGCGTGAAACTGGGTCAGCAGAAGCGAAAGATGTTTGGGTTCTGCTACCGTACCCTTCTGGGCAACGATACTGAGAAAGAGAAGCACGGTTATGTTCTCCATCTGGTCTACGGGGCTCAGGCCTCCCCGTCGGACAAGGAGCACAATACGCTGGATGACGATCCGGACGCTATCGAGATGTCCTGGGAGTTCAGCACCACGCCGGTGAATGTGACCGGGTTTGACCCTGTCGCCTCTATGGAGATCGACTCCACTACCGTGGACGCTGAGAAGCTGGCCGCGTTGGAGGATATTCTGTACGGCAAGGACCCGAATACTGAGGATGCTGCCGATGGCACCGAGCCGCGTCTGCCGCTTCCCGACGAGGTTATTGAACTGCTCAAGGCGGCCTGACCGACATCCGAGGGCCGTAATCAGGTAAGCTGGCGGCCCTCTTTTTGTATTTGAAAGGAGAAAAAGTCATGCTGAAAGAAACGAGAACCTATAAGGACTTTGATGGTAAGGAGCGGACGGAGGACTTTTACTTCAACCTCTCCAAAGCCGAGCTTATGGAGCTGGAGGCCAGCGTTGACGGCGGTTGGCTGAACTCCATGAAGCGCATTATCTCAGCGCAGAACACCCCCGCTATCATGCGGGAATTCAAAAATATGATTCTCAGCAGCTACGGCGAGAAGAGCCCGGACGGGAAGCGGTTTATCAAGAGTCCGGAGCTTTCCAAGGCTTTCTCGGAGACGGAGGCCTATTCGGATATGTTTGTGGAGTTTTTCCAGCATCCGGATCGTGCCGCTAAGTTCTTTGCCGGCATTCTCCCTGCGGAGCTTAAGGCTGAGTTCGCAGACGCTATCGCTGCTGATGGAGCGGCGCTTCCGGCGCAGAGCTGACTGGAAGTCATAGGGGGGGAGAGGGATTTGCTAAAGCTCATTGTCCTGGGTCAGGAACATTGGGATGAAAAAAAGCAGGAATTTGTCTACAACAAGGAGGTGTCGCTGCAACTGGAGCACTCCCTGGTTTCCCTTTCAAAATGGGAGGCCAAATGGAAGAAGCCTTATCTCAGCAGAGAGCCGCTGTCCTATGAGGAAACAGTAGACTATATTCGCTGCATGACACTTACCCAGAATGTAGACCAGGATGTCTACCTCCGCCTTACCTCCGCCAACATCGCGGAGGTAAACCGCTATATAAGGGACCCCATGAGCGCTGCTCGAACACGTAAATCCAAATCGCCTGATGGGCGCAGGCCCGTTATGACATCGGAGACGATCTATGCTGATATGGTCGCGCTGGGCATTCCGTTTGAGTGTCAAAAATGGCATCTTAATCGCCTTATTGCGCTTATCAGGGAGTGTGATCGACGGAACAGGCCGCCCAAAAAGCTGAGTAAAGAAGAAATCATGAAGCGAAATATCGCTTTGAATATGGATCGCCGTAAACGGCTGAACACCAGCGGATAAGGGAAGGTGAGTTATGGATAATTCGATTATCAAGAGGCTGGGAAACCTGCTCAGTGTTAAGAGCCTGGTTACTCTGACGCTTACCGTGGTATTCGCGGTCATGGCCCTGCGGGGGACTATCTCCCAGGACTTTATGACCGTTTATGCCGTGGTCATTGCGTTCTATTTTGGTACCCAGTCGCAGAAGGTGCAGAACGCATTGGAGGGCAGCGGCAATGGATAGAGACGTACTGACCATCGCACGGGGAGAGCTGGGCAACACCGAGAACCCCGCAGGGAGCAACCGGACGAAATATGGGGCATGGATGAAGCTGGACGGACAGCCATGGTGTATGTCCTTTGTCCAGTGGTGTTTTGCGCAGGCCGGGCATCCGCTGCCATTCCGGACTGGCTCCTGCTCTGCCCTGCTGAACTGGTACAAAGCAAACCATCCGGAGTGCGTTGTCACCACCCCCCAGCCCGGTGACGTTATCATCTACAATTTCGGCCACACCGGAATCGTGGAGAGCGTGCCCGGTGGTAAGATTACCGCTGTTGAGGGGAATACATCCCCTGGTGACAGCGGCAGTCAGGATAACGGAGGCGGCGTGTTCCGGAGGACCAGAAGCATGAGCCTCGTCAGGGCGTACATCAGACCGATCAAGAAGGAGGACGACATGGATCAGGAAAAGTTTAACCAGATGTTCAAGACCGCCATGGAGGCGTACCGGAAGGATCTGAGGGACAACGACAGCGGCCAGTGGAGCAGGGAGGCCAGGGAGTACGCGATTTCTTCCGGTCTGTTCGCCGGCAGCGGCACCACACCGGACGGCCAGCCCAACTACATGTGGGAGGATCTGCTGAACAGGGAGCAGGTAGCCCAGCTATTCTACCGCTTCGCCCAGCGCAATGGACTGGTATGATGGAATTCTCCAAACGGCTGATCGCTGACATACGCGCACTGCTGTGGGTAGTGACGGTTGGCGGGCTACTGCTGGCCGCCTACTGCATCCGTGCAGATTATTTGGGAGCTCTTCCGTGGCTGTCCGCTATGGTTGGGCTCCCCTGGACTGCTCATGGGACTGTCTGTGCATTTTATCTTAACATGGCCAAGTCGGACCATAAGGAGGGCGGCATCACTTTTGAGACGGCAAAAGCTGCCGGATTTCAGGAGAGTGTAAATAGTCCCAGCATCTAAGGGAGGTGACTGAATGGTCACTTTCAGGCATAAGGGCGACTTCTCCAAGCTGACCAGCTTTCTGGTGGACGTGAAGGAGACGGTCCGTCATGTGGATTTAGATAAATATGGGCGCGAAGGGGTAGCGGCCCTTGCATCCGCGACGCCAAAGGACACGGGTCTGACCGCGTCGTCATGGTCCTATAAGATTGAACAGAAGAACGGTTCTGTGACAATCGCGTTTTACAATTCCAATATTCAAAATGGGGTTCCTATCGCCATTATCCTGCAATACGGACATGGAACCCGCGGCGGAGGCTGGGTCCAGGGAAGAGACTACATCAACCCTGCGATCCAGCCTATTTTTGACAAAATTGCGGAAAACGCGTGGAGGGAGGTTACTAAGCTGTGAGCACCAAGACAGTGGAGGAGCGGGTCCTAGCGATGCGCTTCGATAATGCTCAATTTGAGCGTGGCATTTCTAAGACCATGTCCTCTGTTAAAAATTTCAAGCGTGAGCTTGACATGGACGGAGCGGCCAGAGGCTTTGGCGCACTGGATCGGGCAGTGGATGCGGTCCGGGTTCGTTTTTCCGCACTGGAAGTCATGGGTGTCACAGCCCTTGCCAATATCACCAATTCTGCTGTCAATGCGGGAAAACGGGTTGTCAAGGCGCTGACGCTTGATCCGGTTAAGAGCGGTTTCGACGAGTATGAGACACAGATCAATGCTGTGCAGACCATTCTCGCCAATACATCCGGCAAGGGAACAACTCTGGAACAAGTCAATGCGGCACTGGACGAATTGAACCGTTATGCCGACATGACGATTTACAATTTTACGGAGATGACCCGTAATATTGGAACGTTCACGGCGGCCGGCGTGGATCTGGAGACTTCCGTCGGGGCGATCAAGGGTATCGCCAACCTGGCGGCAGTCTCGGGCTCCACATCGCAGCAGGCGTCCACCGCTATGTACCAGTTGTCTCAGGCTCTGGCGGCTGGCACAGTAAAATTACAGGACTGGAACTCAGTGGTCAACGCCGGTATGGGCGGCCAGGTGTTTCAGGATGCGCTGAAGGACACTGCCCGAGTTCACGGTATTGCTATTGACCAGATGATTGCCGACCAGGGGAGTTTCCGAGAGACCCTGCAAAAGGGATGGCTGTCCTCCGATATCCTGACGGAGACCCTGAAAAAGTTTACCGGGGATCTGACAAAGGCTCAGCTCCTTGAGATGGGTTATACTGAGGCACAGACTGCGGCTATTCTGGAGATGGGAAAAACAGCCAGCGACGCAGCCACTAAGGTCAAGACCTTTACTCAGCTGATCGACACAACCAAGGAGGCCGTACAATCCGGCTGGACCGAGAGCTGGGAAACGATCATCGGCGACTTCGAGGAGGCGAAGGGTCTGTGGACCAGGATCAGCGACGTCCTCAGCGAAATGATTAACGCTTCCTCCAGCGCCCGCAATGAACTGTTGTCCGGCGGATTGGACTCCGGCTGGTCACAGTTTTTGAACGAGGGCATCACCGATGCGGTTGCCTTTAAGGAGAGTATCATGGAGGCGGCCCTGGCCCACGGCGTCGCCGTTGGTGATCTGGCGTCGAACACCGATAGCTTTGAGGACAGTTTGAAACAGGGCTGGCTCACAGCAGACATTCTGTCGGAGTCCCTGGAAAGTCTCACACAGAAGACACGAGGCCTCAGCAGCGAAGAGCTGAAAAGCCTTGGTCTGAACACCGAGCAGGCAGAAGCGCTTGATAGATTAAATCAATCTGTCAAGGATGGAACCGTTAATATTGAGGACTACGCCAAGCAGATTGGGCGGCTCTCTGGCAGAGAAAATCTGATCGCCGCTTTCTGGAATACATGGGACGCCCTCTTCGCGGTCCCGAAAGAGGCTGGAGATCTTGCCGGCTTCTTTTCCACCGTTCAGACAGCTTATCGCGAAATCTTTCCGGCTACTACATCTGAGCAGCTCTATCAGTTTACCGAGAACCTGAAAAATCTAACCGAAAAATTCAAAATGAGCGAAGAGACCGCCAAAAATGTGAGAAACACGTTCAAAGGGTTCTTCGCGGTATTGGATATAGGAAAGCAGGGGCTCTCGGCGATGGTGCGCGTAGTCTCACCGCTGTTTGGCGGACTTGGAAAGCTCAGCGGCGGCATCTTGGGCGTTACAGGCAGCTTTGGGGAGTGGCTGGTTGATCTGGACCAGGCTGTGCAAAAAGGAAGTACATTCAACTCTGCTGTCGAGCGTACTTCCGAATATGTTTCAGCTGCGACAGAGGCCGTGGAAGATTTTATAAGCGGAATCCGTGAAAAGTTCTCTGCCCCCGGCTTTGAGCTGTTTCACACAATTCTTGAGCGAGTTCATGCGAGATTGTCTCAGATCGGGGCGGAAGCAGGCGATATGGAGTCCGGTTTTACATCTGCTTGTAATGTTATGGGTTCTGCTCTGGAAAACAGTAATTTCTTCAAGCTGCTGAACTCTCTTTGGGAGTTCACGAAAACGATTGGCGGCGGCGCAGCAAAAGCGTTGGGGGATCTGACAAGCGGGCTGAGCGAAAAACTCAGCAATGCGAATTTCAGCGGCGTTCTCGATTTGCTAAACGGATTGTCTCTTGGCGGAATTGCATTTTCGGTGAGTAAATTCCTTACAAATGTGTCCGAGCCAATAGATGGGTTTACCAATATTCTTGACGGCGTTCGGGGGTCTTTGGAAGCTTTTCAGACGCAGTTGAAGGCCGGAACTCTGTTGAAAATCGCATCTGCAATGGGGCTTCTCACCGTATCCATTGTCGCGCTCTCCCTGGTTGACTCCGATAAACTCAGCATTTCCATAGGCGCTATGGCGGTTATGTTTGCGGAGCTGATCGGCGCTATGGCGGTTATAAATAAGATCAGCGGGTCTATCAAAGGAACCACACGAGCCTATGCCTCCATGATCGCTATGTCTGCCGCTATTTCCATCCTGGCTGGAGCAGCGAAAAAACTGTCCGGCATGGATTTGGGAGGGCTTGCTACCGGCCTTGCCGGTGTTGGCGGACTGTTGGCGGAAGTGGATGTTTTTCTGAATACGGCAAAGTTCAGTGGAAAAACAGTCGGCGCCGCAACAGGCATTCTAATCCTTTCCGGGGCGATTAAAGTTCTTGCTTCAGCTTGCGGGGATTTTGGCAGTATGGACCTGGGACAGATTGGAAAAGGTCTTGCCGGGATAGGCGGGCTGCTGGCGGAAGTGTCATTGTTCACGAATTTAGCCGGAAATACGAAACATTCCGTTGCTTCTGGCTTAGCTATGATCGAAATCGCCGCAGCGATGAAGATATTTGCTTCAGCTGTCAGTTCTTTTGGCGGCATGGATTTGGGACGGCTCGGCATCGGGCTTTCTGCGATAGGGGCAGCTCTTGCTGAGGTTGCCATAGCTGCAAATTTGATGCCGAAAAATATAGCCGGTGTTGGCGTCGGACTTATTGCCGTCGGCGGCGCATTGGAAATTATGGCCCATGTGCTGGGTACGCTGGGAGGGCTCTCCTGGGGGCAGGTTGCTGTTGGACTGACTGCTATGGGAGTAGCCCTGGCGGAATTGGCTATCAGCCTAAACCTCATGAAAGGTACATTGGGCGGTTCGGCCGCGATGGTGGTGGCTGCTGGAGCGGTAGCCATTCTCACTCCTGCGCTAAGCATGTTAGGCGCTATGAGTTGGCAGTCGCTTGCGAAAGGGCTTATTTCTATTGCAGGGGCCTTTGGAGTCATCGGTATAGCAGGGGCAGTTCTGACGCCGCTGATTCCCTCCATTCTGGCCCTCGCAGGCTCGTTTGCTCTTATTGGCGCCGGCGTTCTCGGTGTTGGAGCGGGTCTTCTGGCCGCAGGTGCTGGTCTTTCCGCATTGGCTGTTGGCCTTACGGCCTTTGCTGCTGCCGGTACAGCTGGAGCGACAGCAATCGTAGCGGCGTTGTCCGTCATCGTTGTTGGCGTTGCCGGTATGATCCCAGCTGTCATCAGTCAAATAGGCGATGGGATCGTGGTATTCTGCGAGGTCATATCCTCGGCCGCGCCAGCTATCGCAGAGGCATTTTTAACACTCATAACAGTGGGATTGAGCGCTCTCGCTACATATACGCCGCAGATCTCTGATTCGCTGCTCAAAATATTGATTGGTGTTTTGAACAGCTTGGCCGATAATATGCCGGATTTAATTCAAGCCGGCGTAAACCTATTTTCGTCGCTCTTCCGCGGCGTTGCCGACGCGCTGGGCGGAATGGATGTGAATACGCTCATTCTTGGGGCCGCAGGCATTGGTCTGCTCTCCGGCATGATGGTGGCGCTCGGTGCGGTGGCCGGACTTGTTCCAGGTGCTATGGCCGGTGCTGCCGGATTGGGGGTGGTCGTGGCCGAGCTTGCTCTGATATTCGCCGCTATTGGCGCTTTTGCCCAAATTCCAGGTCTTAATTGGCTTATCGGAGAAGGCGGAAAATTGCTGGAGAATATCGGCGTAGCGATCGGATCCTTCTTTGGAGGCATCGTTGGCGGATTTATGGGCGGGGTTTCCAGTCAATTCCCCCAAATCGGCTCAGATCTGTCCGGATTTATGACCAATGCCCGTCCATTCATTGAGGGTGCGTCAAGAATCGACGCTTCCATGATGGATGGGGTAAAGGCCCTGGCGGAAGCCATCCTGCTCCTGACAGGAGCGGACATATTAAGTGGCATCGCCTCCTGGCTGACTGGAGGTTCTTCACTGGGAGATTTCGCGGAAGAGCTTGTTCCGTTTGGCAAAGCAATGGCTGAATACTCCCAGGCAGTTTCCGGAAAAGTCAATCCGGAAGTGGTTGCAGCGTCCGCCAACGCTGCGCGGACGCTTACCGAGTTGGCGCGTTCTCTGCCAAACACCGGCGGCCTGGTAAGCTGGATCACCGGGGATAACAATATTGCATCCTTCGGCAAAAATTTGGCGGATTTTGGCAATCAGATGGGCGTCTATTACGAGAATATCTCCGGCATAGACTCACGCAAGCTTAGCGGCGTCACAGAAACGCTTCAATCGATTGTCAGGATCGCGCAGGACACACAGACCTTGGACACGTGGGGGCTGCGCAATTTTGGAGCGTCTCTGGCCGCGCTGGGAGACATGGGCGTCGATGGCTTTATCTCGGCTTTTGACGGGGCCGAGCTCCCCGTGAAGGAAGCGGGGAAGACGTTGGCGTCTAATCTGGAGACCGGCATTCGTCTCGTCACGCCTAATTTCCAGAAGGCAGGTCAGGATGCTGCGCAGGGATTTATCAGCGGAATCCGTGGAAAGATGGGCGCAGTATCCAATGCTGGAATGGACATGGGCCGCACCGTAGTCAGCGCGACGCGAAAGGCTCTGGACAGCCACTCTCCCTCTGTGGAGGAGTACGAGGCTGGCCAGGATGCCGGTGAAGGTCTTCGTTTGGGCATTCAGGACAGCGGAAAGAATGTTGCAGATGCAGCTTCCACAGTTGCGGCCGGCGCGGTTGATGCTACCAAATCGGCGCTCAGCAGTATTGTGCCGGACGAATGGCTTGGCAAAACCGCCAAGGCCGTGGAAGATGTCGGCAAAACCGAGACCAAGACCGCCCAGGAGACCGCGTCCGCTGTGCAGAAATCCTCCAAGGCCAAGACGCAGGCCGCCAAGAGCGCCTATGAAGCCTTCCTGGACTACATCGAAGAGGAGCGGTACTACAACCGTCTCACCACGGAAGAGGAGCTGGCCCAGTACAAGAAAGTCCGGGATACATACGTTCTGAACGCTGAGGAACGCAAGAAGGTGAACCGGGAGGTCTATCGTCTGGAGCAGGAGCTGCGGGACGCAGCCTACCAGCACTCCATGGACTGGATCGAGCAGGAGAAATATTACCAGCGGCTCTCCCTGGAGGAGGAGCTGGCCGCCTATGAGCGGGTCCAGGCCCGGCATAAACAGGGCACTGAGGAGTGGAAAAAGCTGGAGCGGGAGAAGTACCGTGTTCAAAATGAGCTGGCTGAGGCTGCCTACCAACACTCCATGGACTGGATTGAGCAGGAGGAGGCCTATGACCGCCTGGGCACGGCGGCAAAACTGGCCGCCTATACCCGCGTGCAGCAGCGGTATGCCAAGGGCACCGATAAGCGGAAACAGCTGGATCGGGAGGTCTATAATCTCCAAAAGCAGCTCTGGCAGGCCCAGAAGGACTACTATGCAGACGTGGAGAAGGTTCAGTCCGACTACCACGAGAAGCGGCTCTCCCTGGAACAGGAGTACGCCGATAAGGTCAAGTCTGTCAACGAACAGCTGGAGAAGGATATTCAGGATCTGAACGACGCCTATGCCAGCGCCCTGGACAGCCGCGCCGACAGCCTGTACAAGGCATACGGACTCTTCGATGCGGTTTCGGAAAAGGAGGAGGTCAGCGGCGAGGAGCTGATGGGCAACCTGATGGACCAGGTCCATGAGTTTGAGAGCTGGCGGGATACGCTGGACGCTCTGTCCGCCCGTGGCCTGGATCCTGGCCTGGTGGAGGAGTTGCAAGAGATGGGCCCCTCCGCCATTGCCCAGCTGAAGGCCCTCAATTCCATGAGTGACTCCGAGCTGGAGAAGTACGCCTCCCTCTGGGGTATCAAGCACGCCCTGGCCCGCCGGCAGGCGACGGAGGAGCTGGAGGGGCTTCGCATTGAGACCAACAGCAAAATCGCTGGCCTCCGTCAGGAAGCCGCCGCCGAGCTGGATGAGTACCGGGCAGTGTGGCAGCAGCAGATGTCCGAGCTGGAGTCCACCACCGCACAGCAGCTGGAGGACCTGAAAACTACCTTTGAGAGGACCGTTGGTATTCTTCCGGAGTATACGGAGGCCGAGTTCTCTGAGATGGTGGAGACGGCAAACAGCATTCTCGGCCAGGCCGGATGGACAGAGCTGGGGGAGCAGATCGTGGCAGGTCTCTCTAACGGCATTGAGGCGCAGAAGGCAGGATTTGTGCAGGGCCTTACTGACCTTGCCAACGCCGGGGTAGCTGCTGTCAAGACCACCTTAGACATCCACTCTCCGTCCGGTGTATTTGAGGAGCTGGGTAATTTCACAGGCATGGGCTTTGTGAACGCGCTGTCCAATTATGCGAACAAGTCCTATGACGCTGGGCGGAATGTGGCGGAGAGCGCCAAAGACGGTTTGGCCTTCGCCGCCAACGCTGTGTCCGGTATTCTGGAGCGGGACCCTGAGCCGGTGATCCGTCCGGTACTGGATCTGAGCGATCTGGAGGCCGGGTCCCGGAAATTGGATACGCTCTTCTCCAGAGAGTACGCTCTGCAAATTCAAAATGCGGGATACTCCCGGAACCAACTGGACGGGATCAGCAGCTTGACCGATACGCTGCGGGATGGGCTATCCTCCGGGGATGACCGGATCGTAAACGCCATCCAGGATCTGCGCAGCGATATGGCCGCGCTGTCTGACAGAGTAGGACAGATGCAGATGGTGCTGGATACGGGAGCCCTGGTGGGCGAAATCACCCCGGCCATTGACCAGGAGCTGGGGGATCGGGCAAACTGGAGAGGGAGGAACATGTAGCATGTACCATTCGATTACCTTCGGAGAGAAGAATACCTGGGATGACTGGCGTCTGGTTTCTCCCGTTCTCCCGTCCTTCGCCCCGCCTACGCAGAAGACCACCTATCTGGATATTCCGGGGGCCAGCGGCGTCATTGACCTGAGCGAGATGCTGACCGGCTATCCGATTTTCAACAACCGGGAGGGCTCCTTCGAGTTTCTGCGGCTTAATGGTTACGAGTCCTGGCAGGATATTTACTCCGCCATCGCCGACTACCTCCATGGCCGCGCCATGCGCTGTTATCTGGAGGATGATCGGAACTGGTTCTATGAGGGGCGTTTTTTTATCAAGGACTGGAAAAACACCACCCCATGGACCACCGTGACCATCGGATACAACGTCGGCCCCTACAAGTGGTCTGTACGGAAGACCTGCGACGACTGGCTGTGGGACCCCTTCAATTTCC